GCCCCTCCCTGCCGCTCCCTCTCTTTCTATATAACATATTAAGACTACTATTAATGAAGAAAAGAGAGAGAGACCAAGGGCTTAGGGGGTTCCTGACAAAAACGGTCAAGAATTACGATGGATAACATATGATTTAGGGTTTTTGTTCGTTTACTGCATCGGCTATTTATGTAATATAAAGGGTGTTAAATATAAAACATGGAGTTTGAAAAATGATCATCGACGCAAGAAAATCAGTCAGCCCAAAACGCTTTAAGCCATACACCATCAAAGCGGCGGTTGACGACTTCCTAGACACCATCGAAGTGGGGGGCCAAAAAGACGTTGACGAACTCATTGGGCCCCATGGAAATCCCGTTGGGATATCTATGATCAGAGCAACGGTGAACCAACTCAAAGGCGAACGAGTGTTCCACGTCGGAACGAAATACTCAAACGCCGGATTGGCCACCATTCGACGCTTTGCGTAAACCTGTCATGGAAAGGCCAGACAATGACTGAAACCTCATTCGAAAAATCATATGCCGACGCTTGGGCAGCCTCACGGGCCAGCGAAGAAAACAGGGTCAAGGCAGCGCGGGCGCAAAAGCCAATCCGCTTTCACAAAGAAAAAATCGCCATCTGTAAACTCATGGCGGATCGCCGCATTCGCACGATCGATGACATCGCAAACGCCATCGGGGCCAAAGCCTCAGACCGCGACACCCTCACGTCAGCACTGCGCTCACTCCAAGCAAGGGGCATACTTGTGGCAGAATGGGACACCAACAACCTCATGCGCTTCTGGGTGGCGAAGTGATGGAACAACAGATCAGGATGGCCGCCCACCTGCTGCTTCTCGGAAGAACACCAAAACAGCTAGCACTGGAAGGCTTCGCAGCAGCAGCAATCATGATCGCACAACAAAGAATTGCAGACAAAAAATAACGCTTGCAGGGTAGGTCATAATGATTTATCCATGTCAGTGGATGTAGCCACGGAACCCGTAATTCCGTTTCTATTAGAGAAGGTCAGCGCTCCAACGCTGGCCTTTTCGCTTTTCTGGTACTAAGGCCGCAGCGCACATCACGCCGCATACTGCATTCAAATGATGATCACCAAACTTGACGAAGACAAGGCGCGCGCATAAAGTGCAACGCAGAAAGGTCAGGCGGGAAGCCAGACCAAACCAGACGGGAAGTCGAAATGGAAAATCAAGACGGGTTTCCCGTTTATAAAAAAGCCAAGACCAGCGATCTTGTGCCATACGCCCGCAACAGCAGGACGCACAGCGAAACGCAGGTCAGCAAAATCGCTGCAAGCATCAAAGAATTTGGCTTTCTCAACCCAATCATCACAGACGGCAACAATGGCATCGTAGCCGGGCACGGTCGCGTTATGGCCGCGCAAAAGCTGGGGCTTGATGAACTGCCAACGATTGACGCCGCGCACCTATCCGAAGCCCAGCGCCGCGCCTACGTCATCGCAGACAACCGCCTTGCGCTCGACGCCGGGTGGGATGATGAAATGCTGCGGGTTGAGCTGGGCGACTTGGACAGCCAAGGCTTTGACTTAACCCTAACCGGATTTGATCTGGATGAACTGGCAAATCTGTTCGACAAGGTGCCGGAGGGCGAAGGTGAAGACGTTGAAGGGGACGCTTACAGCCGCAAAATTGAAGCCCCTATATATGAAATCACAGGAGACAAGCCGACCATTTCTGCGCTCTATGACGAGGGCAAGGCCCGTGAGTTGAAGGCGGAAATTGCCAAGTCTGATTTGCCAGATGAGATTTCCGCGTTTTTAAATGCCGCTGCTGATCGGCATACAGTCTTTGATTTTCGAAATATTGCTGAGTTTTACGCCCACAGTGACGCAGAAACCCAAGATCTGATGGAGCGCAGCGGGCTTGTCATTATTGATTTCGATAAGGCTATAGAAAGTGGCTATGCAAAAATAGCAGAAGAAATCGCTTCGCAATATGAAATCGACAAACAAAATGGATGATTTCTGCGCCTTTATCTTGACGCACGGTAGGGCTGACCGGGTTTTGACCTACAACACGCTTCGTGGGCAGGGGTACACTGGAAAAATTTACATCGTGATCGACGATGAGGACAGTCAGGCGGATGCGTATCGGGAAAGATACGGTGACGAGGTTCTACAGTTCTGCAAGGTGGACGTGGCAAAGACTTTTGATGAGGGCGACAACTTTAAAGATCGTCGCGCAATCGTCTATGCAAGGAACGCCTGCTGGGGGCTTGCCGAGCAAGTAGGGTGCAAGTATTTCATCCAGCTTGATGATGACTATACCACATTCAACCACACTCTCGACGTTGAAAACGTCTATTTGACAAAGCGTCCAAAAGTCAGAAACCTAAACGCGATTTTTGCGTCAATGGTGGACTTTTTGCAGGTATCACCAAAAATAGCCACAATCGCTTTTTCTCAGGGGGGCGACTTTATCGGCGGGGAAGGAAGCAATGTTGCAAAAAAAATGCTTTCAAGAAAGGCTATGAATAGTTTTGTGTGCAGCATAGAAAAGCCATTCAAGTTCTCAGGTAGGTTAAATGAGGATGTGAACACCTACACGGCAGAGCAAAGAAAAGGCCATTTGTTTTTCACATTTCCAAAAATCCGCCTTGAGCAAAAACAAACACAGTCAAACAACGGGGGGATGACTGATATTTATTTGGACGGCGGGACCTACAAGAAAAGCTTTTACACAGTTTTGTTCTCTCCAAGTTGCGCGAAAATAGCGATGATGGGCCATACCGCCAACAGAATACATCATAGAGTAAGCTGGAATGCGTGCGCCCCGAAGATCATACGAGAAACGCACAGAAAGGCTCAGACTTGAAAACCTTTTTTCCATATGCCGACAAGACAAATTTGCGTTTTGCGCATTTATCTGTTGCAAATATGGGCTGCGTTGCCCATTTCATTGATCGCGTAAAGCATCGTGCGCCCATCACCTATTTTGTCGGCGTGTTCCAAGGCGTCTTCAAATGTGCTAAAACTTGCGCGTGTTCGTTGTTCGCCACGGCCGCGCACCGCGCTAAAGCTTGTCGCTGTTTCAAAGCACATTTTTTCATGGGGGGTTTGAAAATTCATAGTTTGTTCCTTCGTTGGTCGATTGGTGTGCTTTCCAAATATGACATTCCCGTTAGGCGTGCAAGCAATTTTTGCAAGATAAAAGGCTTGGTTTGATGGCGCGCAGTGCAGGGCGAAAAGTTCCGCATGAACCAACACAGGAAATGCGCCAAATGGTTCAACTGCATTCGAGCATAGGAACGCCTCAAGACTTGATGGCGCGGATTTTGGACATAGACGAAAAGACGCTGCGGAAATATTACCGCGACGAACTGGACCTTGGGCTCGTCAAAGCAAACGCCAAAATGGGCGGATCTTTGTTCAACAAGGGGCTTGCCGGTGATACCGCAGCGCAGATTTTCTGGATGAAAACCCGTGCCGGGTGGCGCGAAAAAGACGATGCCCAAAATGTAACAATCAATCTCCCCTATGACGGATGGCACATTGAACGCGCAAAACCCGATACGCCTGAAACTGACTGAGCCGCAAGAGCGGTTTCTTATGTCAGAGGCAAAGCACCCCGCATTCGTTGCGGGCTTTGGCTCTGGCAAGTCAGAAATCATGTGCTGTTCTGCGCTCAGTGACGCCGCTCACAGCAGCGACGCGCTCATCGGGCTATATGCCCCCACATACGACCTCGTGCGCCTCATCACGGCCCCGCGGATCTGCGCCAAGCTGGACGAAATCGGCGTGCCCCACAAATGGAACAAGTCGGAAAACATCATCTATTCCAGCTATCCCCGTTTCGGGGATTTCGTTCTGCGCACAATGGACAACCCAGCGCGCATCGTCGGCTATGAGACATACCGCGCGCACGTTGACGAACTTGACACGCTCAAGACCGAAAACGCGCGGCACGCTTGGAACCAGATCATTGCCCGAAACCGGCAAAAGCCCGAAGGCATCAAAGCCCCCTTCAACCGCGTGTCAGCGTATACAACGCCGGAAGGCTTCAAATTCACCTACGATCGTTGGAAGCGCAACCCAACCGAAAACTATGAGATCTTTCAGGCTGCGACATACAGCAACCCGTTCCTCCCAAGCGATTACGTTGACAACCTCCGCGCCAGCTATCCTGCGGAACTGATCGACGCATACATTGAAGGCCAATTTGTCAACCTGACCAGCGGCACGGTTTACAGCGGATATGACCGCGCAGCTTGCAGGTCTTCTGAGGAAATCAAGCAATCAGAGCCCCTGCACATCGGGCAGGACTTCAACGTCAACAACATGGCTTCCGTGATCGTCGTGCGCCGCGGGGACGAGTGGCACGCTGTCGCTGAACTCAAAGGCATTCGGGACACGCCCCGACTGATCGAAACGCTTAAAGAGAAATACGCAGGCCATCACATCACGATTTATCCAGACGCAAGCGGCGGATCGACCAAGACCGTTGACGCCTCCACGTCCGATCTGCAACTTCTGCGCAATGCGAAGTTCAGCATTCGCGCGCCTGCTGCAAACCCGCGTGTCAAGGACCGGATTGTCAGCATGAATGCAGCTTTTGAAAAGGGCAAGCTTTTGGTCAACGATACAGCGTGCCCAGACCTTGCCGAAGCGCTTGAACAACAAAGCTATGATAAGAACGGCGAACCTGATAAGAGTTCTGGCCATGACCACCCGAATGACGCGCTGGGCTATCTTGTGCATCAGAGAATGCCAGTTGTCCGACCGGGCATGAAACAAATCGCAATGCCGCTATGATGAGGGCCAAAAATGTCTGAGACAGTTGCAAAACGCACCAAGGCCGTCAGCGCCATGATTGAAGCCACAACCAAGGGCCGCGCGCTCATGGGTGGCACCGCAGCAATGCGCAGAGCGGGCGAGGCGTACCTACCGCGCTTCGACGCAGAAAGCGCAGAAGCCTATGCGAAAAAGCTTCAGCGTAGCACGCTGTTTGAAGCGTTCCCGCGCGCCGTTGAGCAAATGACCGGAAAGGTTTTCGCGCAGCCAGTTGAGTTGATCGACGCCCCCGAACAGATGAACGAATGGGCGCAGAATATCGACATGCAGGGCCGCGATCTTTCGACCTTCGCCCTTGAGGTCTTCAGGGATGCTTTCGTTTCTGGGGTCTCTTACATCATGGTCGAAGCCCCGCGACGGGATGCAGAAACCACGCGGCAGCAGGCGTCCGAAAATGGTCTGCGGCCCTATCTGGTGCATTTGCAGGTCGAGGAAATTCTGGGCTGGAAAACAGCGCTTTTCGGCAACCATCTTGCCTTGTCCCAACTGCGCATCATGGAAAACCTGACTGAGCAAGATCCGGCTGACGAATTCAGCACTGTCGAGGTCGAACAGGTTCGCGTGCTGGACCGGCTGCCAGACGCGGTTCAAGTTCGCCTATACCGCAAAGGCAAAAAAGAAAAATGGGTTTTGGTTGATGAATACCTGACCGAAGCCCCCGAAATCACGGTCATTCCATACTACGCCAAGCGGACAGGGTTCTTCACAGGCAAGCCCCCGCTTGATGGCATGGTCGACGTGAACATCAGCCATTGGCAGTTGCAGTCAGGCATTCGGAACAACAGTCATTACAGCCTCATTCCCGTGATGCTGCTGACAGGGTTCGATGATGAGACGGAAATGGTGCTGTCGTCGTCAATGGCGATGACCAGCAGGAACGCTGAAGCCGACGCAAAATGGGTCTCAACTGACACCGCAGCAGTCACAACAGCGCAAGCGCTCTTGAAAGACCTCGAAGACCAGATGCAAGAACTTGGCCTTCAGCTTACTGCGAAGCGCGTCGTCAATGAAAGCGCAACAGGGGCCGCTTTGGCCGCAGGCAAGGAAACGTCAACGCTGGCAATGATGGCGGACAGCCTCAAGGACGCGCTGGAACAGGCGATGGTATGGGTCGCGTTTTATGGCGGCCTTGGCGAGCAATCCATCACGGTTGACGTGAACAAAGAGTTCGGCGTGACGCCAATGCAGGCCAATGACGTGACGGCGCTGCTGACAGCGGTAACGACCGGCAACCTTTCGCAGACAACATTCATCAATGAACTGGCCCGCCGCAACTTTATTTCGCCCGACATCATCGCAGAGGACGAGATTGACGCCATCGACTTCGAAGAACCTGATTTGGGGGACGGCGCATAAATGGGCGCGAATGACGACATCGCTGACAAGCTGACGGGCAGGGACGTGGCCCTCCAGCGCTTTTATAAGGGCGCTGCCCGTCGCGTGCTGGACACGCTCAAGGCATCTGAGGCGCGCATAATCAAGCGGCTGCTGGACGCCAGCGAAGGCATGAGCCGGACGCGGCAGGAAAAGCTGTTGAAGGACATTCGCGCCATCATCGCCACAGGGCACAAAGATGCTCTTGGCGTGCTGACCGTTGACATCGCTGGCCTTGCCGAAATCGAAAGCGAATTTATCGCTGGCACGATCGCGGATGAAATCCCAGTTGCATTCAAGACGGTCACGCCTGCCCCCGCGCAAGTGATCGCGGCTGCCAACGCCCGACCTTTTCAGGGCAAGCTTCTGTCAGATGTCTACCGCGAATTGCCCGAAGCGTCGTTTCGCAAGGTCAGGGACACAATCCGGCTCGGCTATCTTGAAGGCCAGACCACGCCCGAAATCATTCGTGCGCTTCGCGGCACTGCTGTTCAAGGCTACAAGAACGGCGTTTTCAATCGTGCGCGCAGGGACATGGAAGCTGTCACGCGCACCGCGCTTGCCCACACTGCCAACACCGCGCGCAATGAGGTCTACAAGGCCAATGAGGGCGTCATTAAGGGCGTGCAGTGGACAAGCACGCTGGACGGCAAGACAAGCGCGATCTGCCAAGCGCGTGACGGGGAAATTTACCCGCCCGACAGGGGGCCGCGACCGCCCGCGCACTTCAACTGCCGATCTGCGACCGTGCCGATCACAAAGTCATGGCGGGAACTTGGCTATGACATGGACGAAGTTGATGAAGGCACGCGCGCAAGCATGAACGGGCAGGTGCCCGCGTCGCAAGACTATGACGCTTGGCTCCGCAAACAGCCTGCGGCGTTTCAGGATGAGGTTCTTGGCAAGGGCAAGGCAGACCTTTTCAGGGGCGGAATGAGCGTCAAGAAGTTCGTTGATAAGTCGGGCCGCGAATTGTCGCTTGATGAACTGCGCAAGATGGCACCCGTCAAAGCCAAGCCCAAGGCAACGCCCAAGCCCGCGCCAAAAGCGAAGCCTACGCCTAAGCCTGCGCCCAAGCCCGAGCCCGCGCCCAAGCCTGAGAAGCGCGTCTTCGCATATGAAAAATATACGGGCGTGAAGAACGCGGCAGATGCGGAGCGATACGTCAAAGAAAATGGGATTGCGGATAACGTCAGCTTGAAGGGTATTTCGGTCAAAGGTCTAAGCGGCGCAATCGGCGCTGCCCATGCTGTGACCGAACGGTTCGGCCTCTCGCCTCTCGCATACATGGGGCCAATCAAACGAGACACTCGACACAGGTATAGAACGCCGCGAAATGCAAACGCGGCAGTCTATTATTCAACAGAGGCGCTCCACTTGCCCACGAAGTTTGGCGACATCAAAGACGCTGACAGGCAAATCGCGTCCAAACAGAGGGCCTCCGCTCGTTATGAGGAGGAGCGCGCGCGCGTTCTGGGCAGCTCTAGGTTTGACGAAGAAGTTCGAGACAGAGCGTCCAAAATGGAAACGGGTGATTACACATGGTCAATCACCAAGGCGACCGGAGCCGAAGAACGCGCAAAGACGATGTTTCACGAGTACGGGCACGTTCTGCACTTGATAAACAAGGAAATCGGGGCCGAAATAGAAAGCTTTCTTTCCCAACACAGGCCACGCCAAAAAGGTTGGCACTTGCTTCTGAGCAAGTATGCCGATGCGAATGACAAGGAATATGTCGCAGAGGCTTTCGCGCTTTATATGACCAGCCCTGAAGCGCAGCACTTTAGAATTCACCCCATCCTTCTGAAGATATTTACAAAGGCGGACAAGAAAAATGACGATTGAAGAAGCCATGGCGAAAATCAACGCCGCGAAAAAGGGCGACGCTCAAGCCGTTGCGCTTGATTGCATTAAGCAGCTTTCGGACGATGATAGAGAAATGGCGGCGGGCGATCTTGAGGAAGCCGCTATTATCATTGATCAGGAATAACAAATCACCAACCCAAGGGCGAGACGCCCGCAACTGACAGGATGTCACACCATGAAGATCGAAGTCACCGATACCGCTGCACTGCCCGAATGGATGCAAAGCCACGTTTCCGAAGGGCATCTTGACCTCACAGCCATTCCGCAGCCTGAAGATGTTTCAGGGCTGAAAAGCGCGCTTGCCAAAGAGCGGGACAGCGTTTCTCAGTATGCCAAGCTGGGCAAGCCGGATGAAATCCAATCCCGCATTGCCGAGCTGACTGAAAAGGCCAAAGGGACAGGTAAAGGGGCAGAAGACGCGCAAGCGAAGCTGGACGCCATGGAACAGAAACATTCCGGCGAAATCAGCGCGCGGGATGAACGCATTCAAAAAATGATGCAGCGCAACGCCCTTTCCGAACTCAAAGCAGAACTGGGCAAGGCAGGGTTTATTGCAGAGGCAATAGATGATATTGCGTCAACAGCACTAAATCGGGTACAATACGACGAGGACGGCGCGCCACAGGTGGTCACGCCGGACGGTAAGGCCATGATTGGCAGCGGTGCCAACCACGGCGCAACCTTAGCCGACTTGGCGAAGGAACTTGCGGAAACGAAAGCTTATGCTGTTCGGGACGCGGGGAAATCAGGAGGCGGGAAGCCTTCGGGATCAA